TCATGCCGTGGCTCCTTTCGTGATTTCGCTGAGCAGGCCCTCGGTTTCCTCCTCCAGCGCGAGGATGTCTGAGCTGATTTGGGCTAGGGTCCGGAGCTGGGGCGGCTGATAGAAGTGGCGGGTGAAGCTGACTTCGTAGCCGATCTTGGTGGCGTCCTTCTTCACCCAGGCATCCGGAGTGTAGGGCAGCACCTCGCGGCGGATGAAGGACTCGATGCCGCCTTCTTCGAGAAGCGGAATCTGCTCGCTGTCGCGCAGGTCGGAATCCGTTTCGTATTCGACGACGGATTTTTTCCCGTCGATGGTCACTTCATAGAGGCCGTGCAGCGGATCGGGATGGATGGCGGCGGATTTGCCGCCTTTGCCGGATTTGTGGATTTTCGCGATGACGGGCGGGGCGCTTTCCTCACGCCAGCTCACGGCTTTGTAGAGTTGCTTGCTGTCGGCGGCGGGCAGCTTGATGTCGAGTTTGTCGAGGGCGGCGGAGACTCGCTCGCGGAAGTCGTTGTGGTCCTCGAAAAGCCCGCCGCCGATTTCCTCGCGGAGGCGAGTGGCGGTTTCAACGAGGCGGCCGTCGCGCTCCCAGGTTTTCAAATCCAGCAGTTTGCGTTTCGTTTTCTCAGGCAGGCCTTTCTTTTTCGCGCCTTCCTCGTCGTCGGACTCCTCCTCATCGGCTCCCCATTCTTCAAGACGTTTTTCCAGGGCGGCGGCGATTTTCGGGAACTTGCGGAACAGGTCGTCGCCGAATTCATCATAGAGCACCGAGCGGATTTCCTCATCGCCGGATGCGAAGCGCAGGGACTCGATGCGCGGCAGGGAAAGCTGGCTGTGGAGCCGCAGCGGGCGCTCGACGACGACTTTCCAATAACCGAAGGCTTCGTTGGGGAAGATTTTCGACTCGGGTGTTTCCTTGAAGTCGAGGAACACGCGGGTGATGCGCTCGATGTCGTCCGGGGCGAGCTCGCAATTCTTTTTGCCGAGGTTTTTGCGCAGCGGCTTGAACCACTGAGAGGCGTCGATGAGCTGGACTTGGCCCTTGCGCTTCTTCGGCTTGCGGTTGGACAGCACCCAGATGTAGGTGGCGATGCCGGTGTTGTAGAAGAGATTGAGCGGCAGGGCGACGATCGCTTCGAGCCAGTCGTTCTCGATGATCCAGCGGCGGATGTTGCTCTCGCCCTGGCCGGCATCCCCGGTGAAGAGCGAGGAGCCGTTGTGAACCTCCGCGATGCGGCTGCCGAGCGGGGTGTCGTGCTGCATTTTCGCCACCATGTTCGCGAGAAAGAGCATCTGGCCATCGCTGGTGCGGGTGACGAGGGAGAGTTCCTCGCCCTTGTGCATGACCTTGAAGCGGGGATCGCGCATGCCGTCCTTGCCGCCCATGTTTTCGAGATCCTTTTTCCAGCTCTTTCCATAGGGCGGATTGGCCATCATGAAATCGAAGCTCATTCCTGGGAACGCGTCGTGGGAAAGAGTGGACCACTCCGCGCCGCCGACGATGTTTTCCGCGTTGTCGCCCTCGCCCTTGAGCAGCATGTCGGCTTTGCAGATGGCATAGGTTTCCGGGTTGATCTCCTGTCCGTAGAGGTGGACGGTGATTTGCAGACCGAGTTCAGCCGCGATGCCCTGGAGCGTTTCTTCGGCCTCTGTGAGAATGCCGCCGGTGCCGCATGCATCATCATAGAGCAGATAAGCACCTGATAGAAGCTGCTTGCTGATCGGGCGGAAGACGAGATTGGTCATCAGGCGCACGGCATCGCGCGGAGTCCAGTGCTCGCCAGCCTCCTCGTTGTTTTCCTCGTTGAACTTGCGGACGAGTTCCTCGAACACGGTGCCCATCGAGTGGTTGTCGATGCCTGCGGGCGTGAGGTCGATTTCCGGATCGAGGAACTTGGAAATCAGGGTGCCGAGGGAGTCGGACTTCGATAGTGTCTGGAGCTGGTTGCGGAATTTGAAGTTTTCCAGGATGTCCTGCACGTTCGGCGAGAAGCCATTGAGGTAATCCTCGAAGTCGGCGAGAAGCTGCTGTTGGTTGCCACGGGACTTCAGATCGCGGAGGGTGAACTTGGAGGTGTTGTAAAACGCCTGGCCGGAAGCGGAACAAAGAGCGGCTGTCTGCTCGGTGATGCCGGCGTCGTCGAGCATCTTGCGGGCTTCGAGGACGGCCTTTTTCGTCGGCTCCAGAACCGCATCCAGACGGCGGAGCACGCACATGGGCAAGATGACATCGGGGTATTTGCCGCGCCGGAAGAGGTCGCGGAGAACGTCATCGGCGATGCCCCAGATGAAGGAGACGATTTTATTGTGGGTGGCTTGGTCCATGGAGTGACGCGTGAATTCGGGGAAAGGAAAGGATATGGGGCGGATCGGAAAACCGGGATTTCCCCGCTGGCGCATCACACCAAGAAGACGGCTATTGTCTCAAGGTCAATCGGCCAGAATAACAATGATCTGCCCAGGTTTCATTCCAAGGTGCAGTCCGCTTGAGATAGCGGGTGCCATTCAGGCAGTTCGTCCGGATCGTGAGGTTTGGTGAAGATTTTCCGGAGACCGTTCAAATCCTTGTGAATCTGCACGTTAAAATTCGGCTTCCAGTCGTCCTCTTCCGTGTCGAACGCCTCGCCGGGGATTCCGATCAACTCGTCCAGAGTTTCCCTGAACCGGAAGAACTGTTTCCGCATGGCCTCGTTCTTCGGCGTTCCGGTTGGTGGATTGCGCCACTTCGGCGTGGCGGCAAGCTGCATCAGGATCTCGTAGTCCTTGGCATGTGTCTTGGAGTTGGATTTCCGAAAACGGTAATCCTTCCGCTGTCCGTCGCAGGATGCGATGATCCGGCCGCCTGAGGCGACTTCGATGGTGAGCATGTCCCAGCGCCAGCCGGGCTGGATTCGGAACAGCGGCTTTTTCCGTTTCTTCGATCCTACCGATGGCAGCGGGGTGGCGAGTGCGGGAACGGCGGTGAGTTCCGCCAGTTGCTCGGACACGGAAACCAGCGTCAGGCGGTTGGCTGAGGCGAGTGACTGGATGGGCGGCGTGATCCATCGGGCTGACGGCAGCAACACCGTGGCGTCCAGGCGTGCTGCTAAATCGCTGGCAATCCGGCCATGATCGCCAAAATGTCCCGCAGGCAAGCAGAGAACCACCGGTCGCACCGGGTCGTTGCCATTCTGGGCGGTACCGATCTGGCGCGTGAATCCCTGGGTCTCGTAACGGTTAGCGGCAAAGCCAAGGGCTTTTCCAAGAGAGTCGGCGATGGATTGCCAGTCAGGCATCATCGGGACGACATCATCGGCGGTCAACGACAGCGGCGGACCATCAGGCGCGTCGTCAGCCACGATCCCGAGAAACCCTTTCTCCCCGTCCGGCACCACATCCAGCCGCCGTTTGGGACGCTCTGGATCCAGCACGGTTTCGGCGTGCCCTGGAACCGGTTTCAGAAACGGGCGGCAGATTTCCCAATCGGCACCGAGGTGGTGTCGCCAATCGCAAGCCGCAAATTCCGCCGCGCCGAGTCGATCAAGCGCTTGCCACAAGCTGGACGTCATCATTGGCAAATTGGTGTTCAATGAGCCATGCGTCGATGGCGGGATCGGATGCGTTGCCGAAGATCGTGTCGCGCTCAGGACAGATTCGCACCAGCACGCGGGAGCGGCGGTTAGCGAGCTTGAAACCAATGGTGGCCTCCAGCAGGACAGCGGTGGAGAGTAAGCCGGCATTCGTGTATTCGAGCGCCTCAAAGACGGGGGCGCGGTTAAACGTGAGTTGCTGCCCTCCAGGAATCTCCAGCTTGAGCGATTTCAACTCAGCAAACTGCACGGTGGAGTAAATGTCGCACCTAAGGGACGAAGGACCGTCGCGCAGCGGTTCCAGCGAGTAGCGATTCGAGTGGGCGAGCGAATTGAGCGAACCGTGGAAGACAGCTCCCAGCGCCTCACGATAAAGTCCCTGGAGTTTCGCGCCGCGCCCGGAAACCTGCCACTCGCCGGTCATCCGGTTGAAATTGGCCACATCCAACTGCTCGGGCCGAAAAATATGAGAATCACGATTGCCCTCGCCATCGACCACGCCGACGCGCTTGAGGGTATCACCATGGCGGATCACGAATGCTTCTCCGGATGCCTCGCTCAAGTGATGAATAGTGCAGGCTGGCGAGCGGGCGTTTTCCTTGAACCAGGGCATCAAGATCGACTTGAGTCGTTCAATTGAATCCGGCGTAAACGGCAATACGGGCATACCGGGCTTGAGGCGGAACGACACCAGCGAACGATCAGCATTCAGGGATTGGCGGTTGAACTCGCGCAGCGCGATGTCGGGGGCACGGAGTAGGATCTTCACGGCCACATCGGCGGGACCGTCATCGGGTTCGCGCAGGCGCTGAACGATCTGATGGTATTCAGTCTCGAAATTTAGGCTGCTTTGGCTGTCGGAGATCAGATCCAACAGATCGAGATGCTCCACAAGTTCGGGCGGCGTCTGCTCAGTGGACAAAGCCAGCACGGCGGCAAGTGCGGCGAAGTCGAAATCAGGCTCGGCAACTTGTTCGATTGAAATCTCCCGGGTCCGGAAATAACCAGCATGTGGGGAGAGCAAAGCATTAAGAGTAGCCGGTTTCATGTCCTTGAGGACACCGGCTTTTAGCAGTCTGGGGCGGCGGATCGTAGGCATATCTCAAATCGGGTGACTTGGTTTGATCCCAAGATGAGGCGTACCAAATCGCGGGAGGGGGGCATATATGGACTTTTTGCGCCAGGAGGGCAACACGAAAAGTTTTTCATAAGTAACTCACAACAAGTGAATTATCAGGAATAGTTAAACATCTTTCCTAAGGCCTCAATCTATGGCCCATCCTAGCTGTTAGGCGTCAATGGATGGGGGTGTCAGCACCGGGACAAACGGGACATGTCCCATCGGCCTCCCCAAAATATTTTGAATTATTTTTCGGCCTAGCGGCGGGGATCGGCGGGTCCGGGAAGCGGGAAACGGGACATGTCCCCCGCATGTCATCGAAAGGCGGTCATTTGACACCCGCCCGCATACCGAGATGAAAAACACATCACCACCGAAAAGTGCCCTGGCCATCCGCCGGGGCCGAATCCCCCGACCTCAGAAGGTCGTGCTTTACGGACCCGAAGGCGTCGGCAAATCGACGCTCGCTGGCCAATCACCGGACCCCGTCTTCCTCGATACCGAAGGCGGCACCCATCACCTCGATGTTGCCCGCTTCGATGCGGTGACGACCTGGGAGGAAATCACCGGTGCCGTCACCCAGCTCGCGAAGGCGGATCACCCGTTCAAGACGCTGGTCGTGGACACCGCAGACTGGTTGGAAAAGCGGTTGGCCGAACACTTGTGCCGGAAGTCCAACAAGGACTCCATCGAAGATTTTGGCTACGGCAAAGGCTGGGTCATTCTCACCGAAGAGTTCGCCAGGTTCCTCACCTCGCTCGATGGCCTGCTTGCCCGCGGGATGCACGTCATTTTCCTGGCCCACGCGACGGTGAAGAAATTCGAAGCCCCCGACCAGGCGGGTAGTTACGACCGCTTCGAACTGAAACTGAGCAAATCGGTCGCGCCGTTGCTCAAGGAATGGGCCGACGTGGTGCTCTTCGCGAACTACGTCACCAAGGTCGCCGAGAAGGACAACGGCAAGATGCGTGGTGTCGGCGGCAAGGAGCGCGTGTTGTTCGCCACTCATACGGCGGCTTATGACGCGAAAAATCGTCACGGCCTGCCGGACAAACTTCCGTTCACTGCTGAGGCCCTGGCCCCGGTGTTCGGCGCGGCGGCGGAGTCGGGGGGCTCCGTCGCCGCAATGCCGGAACCAGCAGAACTGGCACCGTCGTTGACTGACCGGGTCTTCGCCGCGTTCCAGCACAAGGCGGACATGGCCAACGTGGTCGATTTCTTGGTCGCCCGTGGCCAGCTCAACTACACGCAGGAAGGCCCGCTGGAATCCATCGACAATCTGAATCCGGCATATGCCGCCCGGATGTTAGGTGAGCCTGATCGTTTCGTCGCCGCTGTGGCGGAATGGGTCAAGGAGAAGGAGGGAACGCCGTGAGCGCCCTTCGTCCATCCAACCTGCCGAAGCTGGCGGTATGTCCGTGTTACGAGAGTAATCCTGTGGCCGGCCCCGCTGCCGAGCGTGGCACCCTGCTAGACACTGCATTCCGCGCCGAGCTGCTCGGTCTCGAAGAACGCTTCGTGATCGCAAACAAGCTGACAGCCGACGAGATCGCCGCTGTTTCCTGGTCGGTTTCGATGGTGCGAGCGATGTCGGGCCGCGAGCGCGTTCTTGCCCGCGAGGACGACTGTCGTGTGAAGATTCTCAATCTCACCGGCACGGCCGATGCCATCGTTCCGATGAAGTTCACCCACTTCGATCTGAAGACCGGAGCGAGGCGGAATTACCGGGAGCAAATGGCGGCCTACGCGCTCGGATTGATGGGCGCGCACTTCGCCTCGTCGTGGACAGCGCACCTCTTGTTCTGCGACCAGCGGGAAATCGAAACCCATCGTTTCACCTACGAGGAGGCTCACGCCATCGTCGATCAGGTCGTCAAATCCTTCAACGATCCGGCGAAGCAGCCCAACCCGTGTGAATACTGTGGCTGGTGCGCCAAGGCAGATACCTGTCCGGCGCGGCTGGCAATGGTCGGTGAGACATTGACCGTCACGGAACCAGGCTTCGATTTCGACGCGCTGCTCGCTGATCCGGAAAAACTTGGACGCTTTCTATCAGCCTTCGCGGTGGTCGAGGATTTCGGCGAACGGGCGAAGAAGATCGCCACCGAGCGGATCAAGACCGGCGGCCAAGTCCCCGGCTGGAAGCTCGTCACGCTCAAGGGCAGCGAGTTCGTCGATTGCGAAACCGTCGGCCACCACATCCAGCGCATGGGCTTCGGCCCGGTGCTCAATGCATACGGCAATCTATCAGCCGCCAAGTTCCGCGACCTGTGGAGCCAGCGGATGCCCAGCGAAAAACCATTCCCGGAAGAGGCGGTGAAGCACGCCGCGCCTTCCACCAATCTCAAACAATCCAAAACCAAACCAAACTAACATCATGCCTTCATACACTGCATCCACCCCGACCGAACGCCCCGACTTTGTCGAACCCGGCGACTATCAGGTCGAAATCATCGACGCCATCGAGACGGTTTCCAAGACCGGCCACGAGATGATCGAACTCAAGCTCCGGACATCGCCCGGCAGTTATCTCTACGACTTCCTTGTCTTCATCCCGAATGCGTTCTGGAAGATCGACAGCTTTCGTGCCGCCACCGGCGAAGAGGTTTCACCAGAGGAGGACGTCGAAATCACCGCCGATGACCTGATCGGTCGCACCGGCAAGGCCCGCCTCAGCGTCGAGGAATACAACGGCAAGAAGCGCAACAAGGTCGCCGCGTGGCTGCCTGCCAAGCCCGGCGAATCCGTCGCAACGAAGTCCAGCGCGAAACCCGCCGCCCAACCCCAACCCGCACGCCGTAGTGACAACGAACCATTCTGAAAAGATGGGCCTCCGTGCCTATCAGATGAAAGCCCGGCAGGAGATCCACAAGGGCTTTGAGGATTTCGACCGCCAACTCGGCGTGCTCCCGACCGGTGGTGGCAAGACCATCCTCTTCAGCCGATTGGCCCAGGATTACCAACCGCAGCGCACGTTGATCCTCGCCCACCGCGAGGAACTCATCACCCAGGCCGTGGACAAGCTCCGCAGTTCCACCGGCCTCGAAGCCCAGGTGGAGATGGGCGATGACCGTGCGTCGCTCGATGCTCCGGTCGTGGTGGCATCGGTCCAGACGCTCATGCGTGAAAAGCGCCGTGAGCGGTGGCCGCGGGACCACTTCGGCCTGGTGGTTGTCGATGAGGCGCACCACGCGCTTGCCGACAGCTATCTCAACACGCTGGGTCATTTCCACGATCACGCGAAGGTGTTAGGCGTCACGGCGACGCCTGACCGTGGGGACAAGAAGAACCTCGGTCGCTACTTCGAGAACATCGCCTGCGAAATCAGCCTGCTCGAATTGATCCAGCAAGGGTGGCTCGCGCCGATCAAGGTGAAGACCGTGCCGCTTGGCATGGATCTCCGCGGCGTGCGCACCACGGCGGGCGATTTCAATGCGGATGACCTCGGCCATGCGCTCGAACCGTATCTCGAACAAATCGCCGACGTGCTGGTCGAGCACCGGCACCGCAAGACGCTCGTGTTCCTGCCGCTCATCGCGGTGTCGAAACGCTTCGCGGAAATCTGCCGTGAGCGCGGGTTATTAGCCGAGCACATCGACGGGCAGAGCCGCGAGCGGCAGGCGACATTGGAGCGGTTCCGCAAGGATGAGATCCGCGTGTTGACCAACGCGATGTTGCTTACCGAAGGATATGACGAACCGTCGATTGATTGTGTGGTGTGCCTGCGGCCGACGAAGGTGCGTGCGCTGTATTCGCAGATCATTGGTCGCGGCACGCGGATGTATGGCGGCAAGGACCATTTGCTGGTGCTCGATTTCCTCTGGCAAGCCGAGGAACACAGCCTGATGCGGCCGGCCAACCTGATCGCCGAAGACGAGGAGGATGCGAAAGCACTCACGGAAAAGCTCGGTGGCGAGGGCGACCTCGAAGAAGCCCGCGAGGAAGTGAATGCGGATCGCACCCGCTCACTCACCGAACGGCTCAGCCAGAACCGGACACGGCGCGGAAGCGTGCTCGATCCCCTGGAGCTCGCCGTCACGCTCAACGAGGCGGCTCTGGCGGAATACGTTCCGACCATGGCGTGGCAGGCACAGTCCCCCACGTCCAAGCAGCTCGATGTGCTGCAGAAGTTCGGCCTCGATACCATGGGCGTCCTGAGCAAGGGGCACGCGTCGCTGCTGCTAGACCGCCTGATCACCCGCCGCAAGCTCGGCCTGGCGACGCCGAAACAAGTCCGTGTGATGCGCCGCTACGGCCATGGCCGCCCGGAAACCGCCACGTTCGAGGAGGCCAAGCAATTCCTCGATGCCCAATTTGCCAACCGCTGACCACCTACCCACAAGATGCCAAAATACCGATCTACCGGGCTATCGCTGCCCCGGCGCACCCTCGACTACCTGCAACGCGGGGCTGCTGAGGGAATGCGCAACGCCGAACTCTTCGATGCGACCTGTCAGTTCCGTGATGCCGGCCACCCACTGGAAGACACGGAAGCGCAGTTGCTCGCCCGCGCACTGGCCGACGGGCTGACCGAATCCGAAGCGCGCCATACGATCCGCTCGGTCTATGCGCGGACCTCCAGGGAACCGCTCGGGGCGTCCGGAGCATTGCCTACCGCTCCAACACCCGCGCCCCGGCGTGCCACACCCGCTCCGGTCCACCGCGAACGGTCCACGATGGCGCTGCCGGTCACCATTGACGATGGCTTTGTTAGGCTCATCGACGCGTGTTTCCAACCGGATGAATTCGTCGCCATCTCCCCGGCGGCGGAGAATGAAGAAGGTGAAATTGTCCCTCGCCGTGGTGTCACGCTCACGGCATCCGAGTGGAAATCCAAGGTGGCGGCGAAGCGCGGCGTGGACCGCGTGTTCGGCACCAAGCTCGGATTGTTCCTGCGCATCAACCCGATGACCAAAGGCGGGGCCAAGAACGAGGATGTGACAGCGTTCCGCCATGTGCTGGTGGAGTTCGATCGCGACGAGGCCGGCAAGCCGATCCCCAAGGAAGAACAATACCATGCGGTGGTCGCCAGCGGCATGCCGGTCGCTGCGTTGATCGACTCAGGCAACAAGAGCCTGCACGCGTGGATCCGGGTCGATGCGCCGGACGCTAAGGAATACAAGCGCCGGGTCGAAATCATCTGGGAATGGTTTTCCGGGATCAATCTGGACAAGCAGAACCGGAATCCGTCGCGCCTGTCCCGTTGTCCCGACGGCTGGCGCACGGTCGATGGCGATGTCCGTCGCCAGGCATTACTCGCGCTGGAATTTGGCGCGGAGTCGTGGACGGCATGGGAGGCGGCACACTCGAATTCCGACCTGCCGCCGATCCTGCCAGGTGATGGATTCATGCGCCAGCCGGAGCCTGAACCGCCGCAGCTCGTCGATGGCGTGCTCCATCAAGGAGCAAAGATGGTCCTCGGCGGTCCATCGAAGGCGCGCAAGAGCTGGTCATTGATCGACCTCATGCTCTCGGTGTCCACTGGCTCGCCGTGGTGGGGATTTCCAACGCGTCCCGGACGTGCCCTCTATCTGAACTTCGAGCTGCCACCGTTCGCGCTTCAATACCGCATCAACCGGATCGCGGCGGCGAAGGATATTTCCGATTTCACCGGCTTCGACATCTGGAACCTCCGCGGCCATGCCACCGACTTCTCCGCGCTCATCCCGAAGATCCTCGGGCGCATCCGCGACACCGGGTATTCCCTGATCCTGATCGACCCTATCTACAAGGGCCTCGGCGCACGGAACGAAAACGACGCCGGCGACATCGCCAGCCTGCTCAATGAAGTCGAGCAACTGGCGGCGAAGTCCGGAGCCGCAGCCGTCTTCGGTGCCCACTTCTCCAAAGGGAACCAGGCGGGCAAGGAGTCCATCGACCGGATCGGCGGCTCGGGTGTGTTTGCCCGCGATCCCGACGTGATCCTGACCATGACGCCACACGAGGAAGACGACGCCCATGTCATCGACCTCACGCTGCGTGCCCTGCCGCCCGTGAAGCCGTTCGTCGTTCGCTGGTGTGAGTCGATCTTCATCACCGACCGGAACGCCGACCCTGCGGCGCTCAAGGCACCCCAGGTCAGTCCCAAGAGCGAGAAGGCGAAGGCGACCTATAAAATGGGCAGCGCTGCCGACCGCTACGCCAGCGCCGTCGAGACCATGCCGCCTCTCGCCAATGGCAAGGTCCCTCAGGAGTCCGCCGTGCTGGCCTATGTCTCCGACCGGATTGCCGAGGTCGAAGGCGACTGCACGCTCAAAGAAGCACAGCGCGTCTTCTACTGCCTCGCCAACATGAAGAAGGGTTCACCCTTCGTTTTCGACAAAGCAACTCGCCTGTGGAGGGGGCAGCGCCATGGAATTTGAACCCGTCATTTCAACAGGGTTTGAACCTCGGGTGCAAACTGGTTTGAACCCATTTAAACCCATCCAAACTAACAGAATGGGTCGGGTTATAGTAAGGCACCTTACTATAATGCTTATGGTTTACCTAAAGGTAAACAGAGCGCGAATCGGTAAACCGAGATTCGCGCGCTCTGGTTCACCCTTGAGGGGACCAGCGCCATCAGTTTTAGATCGGCTGAAAGGGGGTTCAAAATGAACTCCGACGACTACGCCAAAAAACAGGCGAAGAAGGATGCCCAATACGAACAGGACTACGAGGCATGGGTGAAGTCCATGACCCTCGAAGAACGTCGAGAGGCGGAAAAGCTGGGTCTGCTCAAACCCTGCCTGCAACGCCATGGCAACGGTGCTGCCGATCATGACATGGCCGAATCATCGCGGGCCAGTCACACTCCAGACATCGCGGCCTTGGTCGATCACGATGAGGACGCTCAAGAGGAAGTGATCGCGGCAGGCATGGCCGAGGCGAACCGGATTCTGCGGCACCTTGTTGCTGACCTCATCGACGCGGAAAACATGCGACTCACCATCGAGTGTTTGGCGGCCTCACTCGGCCTCAGCGCCTACAATGGCGAGAGCATGACTTCCATCGCCAAACGATGCGGAGTGACCCGTGCAGCGGTCAGCAAGCGATGCGTTGACATCACCAAACGGCTGAAGGTTCTGCCGTCGAGGGCAATGCGCAGCGAGAGGGCACGCAAGATCTACCATAAAGCTCAAATCAAACAGCACCTCAAAAACAATCCATGAACACCCTTGCCATCAACGATCCGAAATTCGCCATCACAACCACCGGTATCGAGTTCCATGAGGAACTCAGCTTCGAGGAATGGGAAGAACTCGGACAAAAACTCGCACCCGTCGGCAAGTCCATCGGATTCATCATCGGCGACTGGATCAACTATGGGGAGAAACATTACGGTGACAAATACGAGGACGCAATCAAGCGGACCGGGATGGCTTACCAGACGTTGCGCAACTATGCCTATGTTTCACGCCGGGTCCAATTGTCATGCCGGCATGACAATCTCGGATTCGAGCACCATTATGTCGTTGCGAAGCTGAAGGATCCGGATGACCAGCGGCACTGGCTGCAAATGGCCGACAAGCACAAGCTCGGCAAGCGCCGCCTCCAGAAGTCGATCAACTTCGGTCGGCTGGCTACTGAGCAGGAAGTTGCGGGCGATCCGCACGACAAACGCCACACGACATATCTCTCACTCCTGAACAAGATCCGTCGTTGGTGGCAGGAGCAAACTGAGACAGCCCCGGTCGATGAGTGGGACGAAGAACGTCGGCAGGCACTCAAGGAGGACTTTGAATTCGTGAAGGACATTTACGAAGCGCTCTGACCACCATGTTCACAATTGCCATCATCATCGCTGTGGCCGCAGTTCCAACCTTCATCGTGCTCGCCTGCTGCGTTGTCAGTGCGCGGGCCGAGCGTCGGGCCGCAGAACTTTTCAATCGCAGGGAGAGCCGGAGCTCCAGTGAGAGTCATACCCTCACCGCGGCGGGTTCAACTCCCGCCCCTGCAACCACTCACCCGATCATGACCACACCAATCCAGCGAGTCACGCGACTCCTCGACGAAGGCGCGAGGTTCATAGTCGAACTGCCCGGACAGATGTCCATTGACCTCACGCCAGACGTCATTGCCGCGATGGCAGAGGCATCCGGTAAATCGGAACAGTTAGAAGGAGGAAGGAATCTATTGAAGTCGGAGGACGGAGGCGGGGATGTCCCGACCCTCATTGAATTTACGTGACAAATTGTTTTTGTGTTTCCCACATAACGGACGCTCGGGACGTTGACTCCGGGCACTGGGGAAATGGCTACATCCCGCTTGGAATCGAGGTTTCTGCTGCTCTGGAGGGTGGCGCAAGGTCCGCCCCTGGAGCGGGAAGTGAGGTTCCATGCTTCCCGTTTGTGGCGCGCCGACTTTGCACATGCTGCAAGCCGCACGCTGATTGAAATCGAGGGCGGAATTTTCCAGCGCGGAGCTGGTCGGCACAACCGAGGTGCGGGTTACGCCAAGGACGCCGAGAAGTATCTCGAAGCGGTGTTGGCGGGCTGGACAGTCATCCGGCTGACGGAGAAGCAGCTCAACCTCGACTTCATCGAGCGCATCGTCGCGTGGATCAATACTCCTCGGGGAGCATGACACACGTCGAGGCCCGGTCCCATTCGGTGATGATGTAGATGCGCCGGCCTCCGCCGAGCTTGTAGTGGCTGAGGATGCGGTCGCCGTGGATCAGGGCATCCTCGTTCGCCTGCTTGTCGCATTCGTCGAGATCACCCCAATCGCCGCAGTGGTGGCGGTGCATGTAGGATGCCAGGTCGATTCTGAGTGCCATCGCTCCGGGAGTTGCCACGGTTTTCCCGAGCGGGAAGCGTGGTTCCATGATTCGGTATGCCATGGCCGTTCATTCGTTGGTGGTTCCCCATTCCGGATGGCGCTTGCCGGTGGCGATCAGGCCAGAGGCGAGCATGTCTTCGACCAGCGCCTTCGGCGGCCACTGGCGATGCGGTTTTCCGGTCTGCATCTTGGACGCACGAGCGGTGGCTCGGCAGTAGGATGGCAGGTCGGCTTCCGGGTTGAAACTGTCGGCCCGCAGTTGGGTCATCAGGTCGGTGGCATCGACTGCGGAGAATGTCGCGCCGTCGATGGTGTGGTATTCGGTGTTCATGGTGGTCATTGTCATTGGTGGAAATCAGGCGGCCAGTTTTTTGGCACGCTCAGTGTAGAATTTCGTCAGTCCCCTGGCGTCGATGGCTTGGAAGAACCACTTCATGCGGTTCATGCCGAGGCCTGTGTCCACCGGGCGGTTGCGGACAGTGGCGGCGGATTCGGCGGCGTCGAACATGCGGGCCATCAACCGCACCCAGTTGGTGATCTTGGCTGGATCGGTAGTGCCCGAATGGTGGCGGACTTCGAGCGTCTGATGGCGGAAGTAGGACTGGATGTTCAGCTTCCGATAGCGGCAGGGGTAGAGCTGCTTCATTTGATCCATGTTTTTGCAGGCGTCGATTTTACGGAACACCCGGAAGCATTGTCCTCTGTGATCCTCGCTGTCATAGACTCCGCTTTCGAGGTTCGTGCGGCAGTAGGTGTTGTTATTGCCCCGGCGTGACTGCGGTTGCAAGGTATCGAGAACGTCCTCGAATTTGAGCCAGAGTTTGAAGAGGTTCTTCACCGCTTTGAGATTCATCGTGCGGGCGTCGAAATGGACATGGAGTCCGCAGCGCTTGTCCACTTGGGCACCAGCGGCTTCGAGTGCGGCGGCGGCGATTCTGACTTCCTCGATGCCGGCCTCACCTTCGAGAACCGGTGAGACGAGTTCCAAACCGCAGGAGCCGTCGGTGACGATCTTCCAATAGGGCGTGGTGTCGTGGGTGTAGTAGGAAGATTCGACCCGGATGCCTGCGGCTCTCAGTCTCATGACGGCCTGCTCTTTGGTGATGGTGGAGAGGAATTCAATCTCGACTCCGAAGCGGCGGGACATGGTCGGCGTTGTCATGGTTAATATCTGCCATGGTGCCACCTCACGTCCATGGCTAAGTGGAGTTAGAGGAAAAAAGACATAATTTCTCCGCATCGTTTCACTCATGAAACGTGCCAATCGAAACAGAATCGGGGCGTGCGGAATGACGCCTGATTGGCACGCTTCGTGTGACTCAAAACACATGCCAATCACGAGTCCAATTTGCCGCGAAAGAAAGACGAAAAATGACATGGACTCATGTTGTCAGACTGGCAGATGAGGGATGATGAAAGGGACTGCCAACTCCGGAAATGACACCGCATACGTCACCGGAATGTTAGTCCTCATCCGCCCGGAATGGGATGGAGACGACACGCTCCTTGTAGTTGCCGAATGGAACGGCGACCGCGGATTCATCCGGCCCGTGGATTGGCCGCACGGCGGGATCGTTCCAATCGAACTGGTCACTGCCGAAATGATCCAACTCGCAACCACAAACCACTGAACCACCATGAGAACACCGATCAAAACCGAACCCGACTGGAGAACCATCGACGATGGCCGGACCTACTTCGACAACGCCGGCAGCAAACGCCTGTCGCACCTGCCATCGGCATACGCCGCGGGATTCGAGGACGGGGCCTTCGCACTTGCTGAACGGCTCTGGGAAATGGCCTCGAAAAACGACCGCGAGAAGCTCATCGAAACCCTCCACGAGTATCACGCGGGTCGAGCCCACCCTGTCGCCGGATGGCAACATGCTCCTGCCAGACATTGAACCACCTAACATCCCATGAAATCCGAATCCGACATCCTCGATAAAATCCGCAAGCTCCTGCGACTGGCCGACCGCTCCCGCGGTTCCACCGAGAACGAAGCAAAGGTTGCGCTGGCCAAGGCACAGGAATTGATGACCCGCCACAACATCGACTCGGCGCTGCTCCGCATGGAACGCGGCGAATCCGGCGACGCGGGCTTCACCGTCAACAAGGGCAAGGTCGATCTGCCGAAGACTCTCAACCCCGCGGACATTATGATCCTGTCGCTGCTCCAGTCGCACTTCAACGTGAAGACGATCCTGATGCCCGATGGTCGCGGAACGCCCGTGGACATCATCGGTGCCGCCGCCGACATCGACTTCGCCATCTATGCCTTCAACTTCCTGCGGCAGACATTCTTCCGCTGTTGGAACGAGTTCAAGCGGACCCACGCCAACCCGGACAAGGCATCCTACTATCGGGGCCTGCGCGACGGCCTGAACGCCGAACTAAAAGCGGCGAAACAACGGGCCGAACAATCCTACGCCAGCGACCAGCGCCAGGCATACGGACTCGTGGTCGTGGACCAGCAGGCGGTCATCACCCGCTACGTCGAGGACAACTACGGCAAGCTCCGTAATCGCAACACCCGTTCACGCCGCCTGCATTCCGGCAGCTATGTCGCCGGGGAAACAAAAGGCCGGACCATCCAAATCAACCGCCCGCTTCCATCATGAAAACCATCCAACAGAAAGACGAAAAAAGACATGGACGTGCCCAATCAGACGGGCAGATGAGGGATGCTATGACAACAGCATCACAGACTAACAACTACCTGACCAAGGCGATGCAACAAGGCATTCGCGGATTCGAGAAGAACGGCTTCACCGCTCGGCGCATCATGCCGGTCGATCCGATGGCCGGCATCCACGCCCGCGAATTCCGAGCCGACTTCGCCAAGCAAACTCCCACCGGACTGCTGGCGTTCAGCGTCCGGATCGACACCGACGGCAACGTCACCAACACCAAACCATAACCAAACACCACCATGAACAAACTGTATTACATCGTCTGCGACGACAAGGAAACCAACGTATTCGAAGGCCGCTACCAGGGCCGCACCCGAGGCGAGGCATTGAAATTCCTCAAGCAAACCATCGGTCGCAAGACCCTCAACGGATTGGTCTTCACCATCACCGAAATCCCGGTGCCACTGATCCGTGAGATTGTCGCGGAAATCCTCGCCGGGGGCGATGGCAATGTCACGCCAGCCGCGAACGTCGTGCCACTCACCCGTCCAGAACCCGAGGCCAGCCCGGGACGTTACGACGCGTTCGCCGACGCTGCTGAGCCCGACCCAACGCCAGCGGAGACCACGGCACCCAAGGCCAAGGCATCCAAGGCAAAAGCATCCAAGCCCGCCAAGAAGGTCGGCAATCCCGGCCACGGTGACGAACAGTGGTCACAGGTCCGGGCACATTGGGAAGAATGCCGCAGCGTGAAGCAGACCGCCGAGCACTTCGGCCTGTCGCCAAACACGATCAAAACCCGCAGTCGGAGGGAGGGCTGGGGCAAATGAGCGCACCCGACTGGACACCTGCCGTCGGAGGTGGCGCGACCGTCTGCCACTACTCCGACCGCACCGCCTGCACGGTGATCCGCATCAGCCCCAGTGGTAAGACCCTCTGGATGCAGGAGGACACCGCCGTTCTCGACGACTGGAAACCCGAGTTCGTCGCCGGTGGGTTTGGCGGTCATTGCACCAACAACACCGAGCAGACCTACCAATACTCGCTCAATCCCGAAGGGGCGACACACCGCGCCAGCCGCCGCAAGGATGGTTGGTTCCGCACCACCAACGGCGAGCCGGTCATTCCCGGCCGCCGCCAATTCCACGACTACAACTTCTGATGAAGGTCGCAGTCGAAAAATACCGCAAACCCGATGGCTACGCCACGCGCTACTGGTCGGTGATCGTTGATGGCGAACTACTCGCCGTCACCCTCTACCGCAAGGGCGCGGTGGCCGTCGCCAGGGCCATCACCAATTCCAACCAAGATCCCCATGTCACAACTCTTCAAGATTCTGCCGAACCCTACACCGTGCCCCGCAAGCTCTCCGCTGGCGTGGCGACCTACCGGACCCGATGACCTCTGCGGCCCCGCCGCCACCGTCGCCCGCCGACTCGTCGCCAAGGCGCGCAAGCTCCACGATGATCCTGCCGTTCCGGTGAAGATACTACTCTACGGCCCGCCGGGTGTCGGCAAGACCAGCATCGCCGACATGGTAGCCGATGCATTATCCGGCACGCGCTTCGCCATCGAGGAATACAACGGCAAGCTCGTCACCGTCGAAACCGTGAAACAGTGGATGGGCACGCTCGGTGTCTGCTCGCTGTTCGGTGTCTATTCCGTGAAGATCATCAACGAAATGGACCGCTGCACGCGGGATGCACAGGACTTGCTCCTGAGCTATCTCGACCGTCTTCCACCAGGTCGGGCGGTGGTCGGCACCAGCAACCTGCAACTCGACCTCCTGACGGAGCGTTTTCAGACGCGCTTCCAGTCGATCAAGCTCGCCGCTCCGTCCACTGAGGAAATCGCCACGATGCTTCGCCGCCATTGGCCGGTCGATGAACAGACGTCATTGCGGATCGCGGTGGGCAGCGGCGGATGCGTCCGGGCCGCACTGGCCGATCTGGAATCCTGGCTGGATGCGGAGGGGCTGTCATGAAGGCGAGAATCCATCAGATCACCTTCGACCGCAGCGGTCGTCTCGCCCGCGCCGTGTTCCGCTACCGCTCGCCGGACATGCGGCGGGAAACACCGGTCACTGTGAAATGGCGTGACGTGGCCTGCAGCCGCGAATGGTTTGCCCTCGGATGGTGCCCGCCGGATGCGTGGAAGGAAATCCTCCCCCTGCTCGCGCAAGTCACCCATGCCGTTGACACCATCCAAAGCGACGATGACGGATGATTCTCCCAAAGCCCGCACACTCGCCAATGGCATCGAAGTCTGGTGCAGCTTCGACAAGCTCGTGCCGGTCGGTGAACTGAAACCCAACCCGCGCAACCCGAACACGCACCCGCAGAGGCAGATCGAACTGCTCGCCAAAAACATCCGCTACTTCGGATGGCGGCAGACGATCACCGTTTCCAATCTCACAGGTCTGATCGTTTCCGGTCACGGCCGCCTGATGGCCGCAAAACACCTCGGCGCGGAAGTCGTGCCGGTGGACTATCAGGACTTCGCCAGCGAAAACGATGAACTCGCCGTGCTGGTCGCCGACAACCGGCTGGCCGAACTTTCCACGGTCGATCTCAACGAACTCGAAAAAATCGCCAGCGAGTGGAAGGCCATCGACTTCGATACGATCCTCGCGGGCTTCGAGCCTGCCGACATCGAGGGCCTGCTCAATCCGGGCGGCAATGACGATGACGAGGATGACGACGACCGCCACGACAAGGAACTCGACAAGAGCGACGTCACCGTCGCGGTCGGACTCTACCGGTTCCGCATCACCCAAGAAGAATTCATCGCGTGGTGCGACCGGGTGAAACAAGACGCCGGTTTCGACAAGGAAAGCGTGCTCAACGAAATCCGCAGCCGCCTCGGACTATGAACATCACCCTCGAATCCATCGAAGCCGTTAGACCATCGACCTACAACCCACGGTCGGCGGTTGCCGAGCGGCTTGACCTGATCGAACTGTCGCTTCGCAAACTCGGCTTCATCGCCCCGATCTTCGCCGACTCGGACGGCGAGATTCTTTCCGGCCACCAGCGCCACCTCGTCGCATCGCGCATGGGTGCCACGCACGTCCCGGTATCCCGAACCAAGGCGCTCGACCTCGACCAGCGCAAGGCGCTCAACATCGTATTCAACCGTGCGACCAACGATTTCGATTTCAACAGCACGCCCGGCAGGGTCACCAGCGAACTGCAATCACTGGATATTGAGGTGCTCGCTGCCTGCATCCCCGACAAGGAGGTCGGCAGCGATGGATTCCTGCGCTGCCTCAAGCCTGCGGAAGTGAGCGTGAAGGATCTCTGCAAAGTGAACTCGGGCCGCTGGATCCAGTATGCCCGCAACCTCGCCCGCACGCTGCATCGCCACGGCATTCTCATGCCCATCGTTTGCCGCGAGGATCTCACGGTCATCAACGGAATCGGTCGTCTGGAAATGCTGGCAGAGAAAGGCGCGGCCTTCGCTCCGGTCGTGTTCGTCACCGAGGAGGAAGCGGAATTCGCTCGGGCCATGATGAATCTGCTCTCAATGGATTTCGACATCCACACGCGCTATGCCGATATGCTCCGCTTCAACTCGTTCCGCCGCGCACGCCGCGTCCGTCGCGAGCTTGGCAACGGCTTCATCTTCGCCACGCACGGCGCGAAGCCATGCAAGGATTTCGACATCGGCAAAGCATCCGACCGCGCCCGCTGGACCAAGGAACATGGCTCGACGATTCTCGACTTCGGTGCCGGCCACCTGACGGAAACCTTCCTTCTGCGCCAGGCCGGGATCGACTGCACGCCGTTCGAACCGTATCGCCTTGGACCAGGGGGCATCAACAAGGCGGAGAGTGTGGAACTGGCACGCGCCTTTCTAGCCGAAGTGGCGGCGGGCAAAGAGTGGACGAGCATCTTCATCGCCAGCGTGCTGAATTCCGTGCCGTTCCGTGAAGACCGCGAGCACATCGCCTGCCTCTGCGCCGCCTTGTGCAAGCCGTTCACCAAGGTCTATGCCTGCGCATCGTCCGCGGGTGAATCCGGCTGGCGGCAGGTCAACGGCAAGGCGTTCATGAATGAGTCCAACGCGGGTAACATCGCGTTCCGCCTCGACTACGAACCCGGCATCCGCATCGGTGATTTTCAGGACAAGCCCAAGGTCCAGAAGTATCACACCGTTTCGGAGTTCCGCGACCTCTTCGGCCCGTTCTTCCGTTCGGTGAAGGTCGATGACTTTTCCAACAACATCAACGCAGCCTGTGCGTCGGCACGTCCCGTCGATCCAGCCCGCCTGCGTGCGGCCATCGAGTTCGAATTCAACCTGCCCTATCCGGACGGCACCCGCATGGAACTCGTGCAATGCGCCATGGACTCTTTCTCTCAACGTCTTCAGATTACCCTATGATCATCCTGCTAGATCTCAATTACACGCTGGTGGCGAACTCGCCCAAGCACGGCACCACGCCCGAGCGCATGGAGAAACGACTGGCCAATGAGCAATACCGGCAATGGCTGGTGGAACTCGTCCGGCCTCACAGCGTCGTTCTCATCACCGCCCGCCCGGAAACCTGGACGATCAAAACGCTCGACCGCATCGAGGAGCAAACTGGCTGGCGACCACAGGACGCGTGCTTCGCGCCGAAGGGTTGGTGGAATCCACCAGCCATCAAAGAGCATCTGCTGAAAAAGGACGTGTTCCCGATTCACGGCGATGACGCCGGCTACCTCGCCATTGAGAGCAACCCTCGGACTCGCGAGATGTATGCGAAGTTCTCCATTCCCTGCTTATGGGTGACGGCGGAAGGCACCTGCCTGACAGAAGGAACGCGGATCGTCAAACGCCTGCCGCGTTGACATCCGCCACGCGGGCATGAGTGAAGCCCAACGTGACGAGGTGATTCCACGCGGAGCCTGGCAGTTCGATCAGGAAGTGACCGCAGTGTTCGACGACATGCTACAGCGGAGCATCCCGCAATACAACGCGATGCGGATGGTGACCTTCGAGGTGGGCCGACGCTTCGTGCAACCCGGCACCGCCATCATCGACATGGGATGCTCCCGCGGCCAGGCGCTCCTTCCATTCGTCTCCAACTTCGGCGCGGGCAACGATTACATTGGCCTGGAAATCAGCGATCCGATGATCGAGGCGGCGAGAGAGAACTTCGCCTACCACCAGCACGGCAACCGCGTCAGCATCCAGTCTGCCGACCTGCGCCACGAGTTCCCCGGTGTGACATCCAGCCTCGTGCTCTCGGTGCTCACCCTGCAATTCACGCCCATCGAATACCGCCAGCAGATCATCCGCCGCGTATTCGAGTCGCTGGCTCCTGGCGGTGCCTTCATCCTAGTGGAGAAGGTTCTCGGTGCCACCGCCAAGCTCGATGAAGCATTCGTGAATCTCTTCCTCCAGATCAAACGCGAGAATGGCTATTCGGACAGCCAGATCGACCGCAAGCGCATGTCGCTCGAAGGCGTGCTGGTGCCTGTCACCGCTCGATGGAACGAAGAGCTTCTGCATCAGGAAGGCTTCACCTCGGTCGATTGCTTCTGGCGACATCTGAACTTCGCCGGGTGGGTGGCGGTTAAACCATGATGCACCTCCATCCTTGAGCTTGTTGCGACACCGGTGATTCTGTAGTTTTCCGTCCTGTGACCCCGAAGTTCAACGAAATGGCCAAGGTGCGCGTCCGTTACGAAAACGGATCACAGGAAGGTTATGTCGTGGCCATCAAGCAGCAGGAAGGTCGCTGTCTCTACAAGGTTTCCCATCCGGATCAGGAAGATTCAGCCGAAACTTGGGACAACAGGGTGCCGGAAGAGTGGCTTGAAGAAGCGAGGTAATTGCCGTCCCGGTCTTTATCTCCCGCTTGACACCCGCCATGCGGCGTGGAGCCGAAAGAACTGTCAGCAGACATCGCGGGTAGAATCCTCGACGCCGATTTTCAAAACATCGTGAAGAAGGTTGCGGCGGGCAAACCGCTCACTGTGGCTGAGCGTGCCCGCATCGAATCCCGGGCGGCCGGTAGCGTGGAAACGATGGCCTACACCAAGACGCTCGTCGAACTGGCCGCCGTGCTTGGTGTTTCACGCCGCACGCTTTCGACCTGGCAGAAGCTGGAGGGGGCACCGAAGGCACTATCTAACGGCATGTGGCCAGTGGCAGACTGGCGCGAGTTCGTCCGGCTCCGCGGCTTGAATGCCGGTCGTGTGCCGGCCGGCAATGAAGAGGCGCTCAAGGCCCGCAAACTCTTGGCCGAAGTGGAGGAACGTGAGCTGCGCATCGCAGTGAAGAAAGGCGAATACGTCCCGCTCACCAAAGTCCGCGAGGAATGGATCGGCCTGGTCGCCCAGGCGACATCCATCTTGCGGGCAAAATTCGAGAATGAGCTTCCGCCCGTCCTTTCCGGACTCGACGCCACCGGCATCCAGCGGGAATGCCGCCGCGCCATCGACGAAGTCCTGCGTTGCCTCCACGAGGGGTGATGCCGCGTTGACGTTGGCGGTGAGGGCATGAAGGCCCTTACTGAAATCTGGCGCGAGGCATGGCAACCGCCCGACCGGAGGCCAGCATGGGCGTGGTGTGAGGATCACATCGAAGCCATTCCCTATTCACCCAACCCGGGACGCTTCCGCTCGGAAAACTCGCCGTGGATTCGTGAAGTCATGGAATCGTTGGTCGATCCACGCATCCGCCTGGTGTCGATCATTGCGTCGGTCCAGTCATCCAAGACCACCGCCCCCGAACTCACGCTCTGCTACATCATTTCCAACCTACCGGGACCCGCCCTGTGGCTCGACCAAACTGACGAGGACGCCCGCGATTATTCCGAGTCGCGCCTGCAGAAGCTTTTCGACCAATGCCAGCCGGTCGCACGGCTCATGCCCACCGGCGTCCACCGCCACAAGCGCAAGAACAACGCAATCCAGTTTACCAATGGCATGACGCTCTGGATTCTCGGGGCGCACAACAAGACCAACCTGCAGCGCCGGTCGATCCGCTGGTTGATCGGTGACGAAACATGGCGCTGGCCCCTAGGTCACATGGCGGAAGCTGAGGCTCGCGTCACCGCCTTCGGCTGGCTCGGCAAATGCATCTTCATGAGCCAGGGCGGCGAGGAAGACGACGACACCCATCGGAAGTTCGACACCACTGACCAGCGCGAGTGGACGTTTGCCTGTCCCGAATGCGGCCATCGTCAGCCGTTCAAGTGGGAATGTGTCGAGTGGAGCAAATCGGCCAGGGATGAATCCGGCGAGTGGGATTTCGACGAGGTTCGGCGCACCACGGCGATGCGCTGCGAATCGTGCAACCACTACTTCAACGACGGGGAGCGCACACGTCGTGAACTCAATGCCACCGGTGCCTTCGTCGCCAAGAATCCAAAAGCATCGAAGGAAAACGTCGGCTTCCACTGGAACGCCCTGTGCGCGATGAGCTGGGGGCAGCTTGCCGAACTCTATCTGCGGGCGAAGGCTGCGGCGCGAAAAGGTGACGTTTCGTTGCTGCAACAGTTCTATCAGAAGCGCCTCGGACTGCCGTGGCGCGAGTACGTCGAGGATTACAAACTCGAAATCGTCAAATCCGGCTACAAGCGCGGCGAGACGTGGGAAGAGGAGGGCGCGATTGATCCGAAGACCGGGCGTGTGATTTCCGCCCCACTGCCCGAGCGGGCCGGACTGATCCCGCTGCGTTTCATCACGGTGGACTGCCAGATGGACCACTTGTTTGTCGTGGTCCGCTCGTGGTCGGCGGAGGGATCGAGCCGACTCATGTGGAACGAGCGCATCCTGACCTTCACCGACATCGACGTGCTGCAGGAACGTTTCGAAGTCCATCCGAGCCTCGTATTCCTCGACGCCGGCTATGCGACCTATGACGTCTATCGCGAGTGTGCCAAGCGCGGATGGGTGGCGCTCATCGGTGATCGTCGCCCGGTCTATGCCCACAAGGGGCGCGACGGGAAAACTGTTCAGCGGTTCTACTCACCCCGGCGCAAGGTCGTGCTGTCGCATCGCCAGCACTGCCACGTCCATTACTGGAGCAACCTCAATATCAAGGACACGCTCGCCCGCCTGCGGCGCAATCAGGATCCGGCTCAGGGGCCGACATGGGAAGTGCCCGATGACATCGACGACGACTTCCTCGCACAGATGGAAAGCGAGCAGCGCATCAAGGAAAAGGGCCAGTGGATGTGGAAGCAAATCGGTTCGCGGCCGAACCACTACTTCGACTGCGAGGCGGAACAGGCCGCCGCCGCCACAATGCTCAAGATCGTCGGACGCGAGTCGATCATGACCGCACCGGTTGACACTCCGGACGGGGAGTCATGAAAACCGTCACTATCCTTCGTTTCCTCACCTTTGTTGGTTCCGGCCTTTCCACGCTCGCTGCCCTCGATCTGACTGGCGTTGCCAGTTTGCTTGAACCCGGCATGGCGAAATACATGCTCGCCGCCGGTCCCGCTGCCCTCGCCGTGAAAGAACTCGTCGTCGTGCTCGGCGATCTCTTCGACGACGGCAAGCCGAACAAATCGTTCAAGATCGGTCTGTTCTGCTTCGCCATGGCGGCGCTGACCGTGCCGTTCCTTGCCTCGTGCTCCACGCCACCCGTGGTCACTGGTGAGTTCATCAGCAAGGACGGACGACTCACCGTTCATCCGGACGGTCGCTTCGAAATCATCGTGGAACCCCGCACTTCTAAGTAAGACATGAGTGCGGCACTGTGGAAGAAGATCCAATCGTTTTTGGGAATCACCGCTGATGGCGTCCCGGGCGACCAGACGGCCAATGCGGTGGCGGCCAAGTTCGGGCTGATTTCGCAGGTCCCGACCTTCGATTCCCGTTCCGAGGCGAACATCGCCACACTGGTTCCCGGCGCACAGGCGAAGGCACGCGAATGGCTGGTGCGATGCCGTGCCGAGGGAATCAACGTGAAGGTGATCTGCGGCCTGCGGACCTACGATGAACAGGCTGAACTCTATGCACAGGGTCGAACCAAGTCCGGTTCCAAGGTCACCAACGCCATGCCCGGCTATTCGTGGCACAACTTCGGCGTGGCGTGGGACTTCGTGGTCTTCGACGCCAACGGGCAACCGCAATGGGACAGTCCCCTGATGGACCGGTGCGGAGAGATCGGAGAGGAACTCGGGCTCGAATGGGGTGGACGCTGGAAGAGTCCTGAAGACAAGCCACACCTTCATCTGAAGACCGGAGTCACGCTTGCCGAGGCGCGCCAGATTCGGAAGAGCGGCAGGCAGATAGCCTGACCGTTGACAGGCGCAACCTGACATGGCACGCGGACTCTTCATCACCGGCTTCACGATTTCCGAAGTGCTCGCGATCCAGCAGCGGGCGAAGGAATTTCTGATCGAGGGCAAAACCCTCATGACCTGGAACGAGGCGGGCAGCTCGGCTTCGAAGCAGTTCACCATGCCGGTCGATCAGGTGCTTGAGGAATGCGGCCATGCGCTCCGCGTGTTAGACCCCGCCACCTACGGCAAGCCGCGCATCGCCGCCGCGTCCTTCATCTCCGGCCATCTCCCGAAATGAACCGCCTCAAGCACATCGCGCATCTGCTGTTGCCGCCGATTCTCGTTCCGAAGGCGTGGGGCTCGCCATACGAGTCGGCAAACTGGTCTCCACGTCGCGGCAGTGTGCCTGGAGCATCTCCAACCGACGCCCGCAACGAACTCACGCCGGGTGTCCGCACCGAGCTGGTTCGCAAGTCGCGATACATGCACAAGAACAGCGGATTCGTGCGGGAGCTCGTCGCTAACATGGCGATTTACTCGACCGGCGACGGCATCCGCGTCCAGGCGCAATCACCAGATCCGGTGTGGAACCGGACCGCAGAAGCCTACTTCGCCATGTGGTCGCCCCGCTGTGAAGTGACGCGGCGGTTCTCGTTCGAGGAATGCCAGGCGCTCGTTTGTCGAGGCATGGACATCGACGGCGAGTATTTCATCCACAAGACCCGCGACACCCAAGGCGAACCACGCATCCAGTTGATCGAATCCCACCGCGTAGGCGACCAGTTCGGTTCACAGGAAACCATCGACGGAGTCGGCCTCGATGCGTGGGGCGCACCGGTTTTCTATCGAACATTGGAGGACAACAGCAAACACCGTGATCTGCCCGCCGCGTCGGTTCTCCATATCCACGAACCCGAGTGGGCCGGTGGTGTTCGGTCTCACCCGACGATCCAGCACTCGATCAATCATGTGCTCGATGAAATGGAATTGCTCGCTCTCGAAAAGCACGCGGTGAAGGACAACGCCGACGTGGCCCGCATCCTCAAGACGGCTCGCGGTGAGATCGACGACAACGGCGACTTCGTGGTCGGTGGCGCGGCCAGTGGCAGTGAGTCCAGCGATCCGGTTTCGCTGCAACGCATCGTCGGCGGCAAATTGATTGCTCTAAAACCCGACGAGTCACTCGACAGTTTCCAGTCCAACCGCCCAAGTCCGACCTTCACCGGTTTCCTCGAATACCTTCGTCGCGACTCCGCACTCGGAATGATCCCCTTCGAGTTTGCGGCAGATTCGAGCAAGGTCGGCGGCGCGGGTGTTAGATTGGTTGTCGCCAAGGCCGACCGGCGATTTTCATTTCGACAGATGATCCTCGAACGCCGCCTGATCCGACCGGTGTGGGCCTACGTGATAGGCGACGCCATCGCACGCGGGCTTCTGCCGCCGGTCGTTGGCTGGTGGAGGATCTGCACAGTTCCACCGAAACGGGTCACAGTCGATGCCGGACGCGAGGCGCAACAAAACCGTGCCGACGTGGAAATGGGCCTGAAAACCCTGTCGGATCATTTCAACGAACAGGGTGCCGACTTTGGCGAGGAAATCGAACGCCGCGCCAGCGATGCCAAGCTCATCCTGGATACAGCGGCGAAATACGGAGTGCCGGTGGACATGCTCTGGAAACCGAATGGCATGCCCGTCACTCTGCCCGAGCCGGAAGAACCTCCGCCTGGTCGTTGACATCGCCTACCGGGCGTGAACCCGGTAATTCAACATCGCGAGTGGCTGATCCAACCTGAAGCGCTGCAATCCATGGCCGCCTCGTTGCGGGGACTGGTGGATCGCGGCGGATTCCTCCCGAAGCAGGCATCCGAAAGCCCGCTGCTTACCATTGAGGATGGCATCGGGGTGGTTGCCATCGAAGGGCCAATCCTTCGCAAGCCCGATCTCTTCGCTCGGATCTTCTTCGGTGCCACCAGTGCCGAAGACATCGGCGAGGCTTTGCGTGAGGCAGGCGAACGCGACGACATCAAGGCCGTGTTTCTCAACATCGACTCGCCTGGCGGCACCGTGGCCGGCACTCCGGAACTCGCAACGGCGGTGAAGGCTTTGAATGGAAGCAAGCCCGTCTATGCGTTCTCGTCGGGGCTTATGTGCTCGGCGGCCTATTGGATCGCCAGCCAAGCCCGCGCCATCTACGCCACACCATCCGCTCAAGTCGGCTCCATTGGCGTGGTGCAGGCTGTGATCGACAATAGCGCTGCCCTCGATAAGGCGGGCATCAAGGTCGAAGTCTTCTCCGTCGGCAAATACAAAGCGATGGGTGCGCCCGGCACTCCGCTAACAGACGACCAGCGCGAGTTGATCCAATCGAACCTTGCCGAGATCGCGGCCGAGTTTCATGACGCAGTGCTTTCCCGCGGCCGTGCGATTCCTGCCGAGGCCATGGAAGGCCAAACCTTCAGCGGCAAACAGGCCCAACGCCACAACCTCGCGGGCATGGTTCCAGACCGCGCCGACGCGATGCGCCGATTGCGCGTCTATCACGCGTCGGTTGACACCGCATCACGGTCGATGAAGACCATCGAAGACGAACTCGCCGAAGCCCGCACCGAGGTTGTGAACCTCCAGCGGGACCACCAAGCCCAGACCGAACTGCTCAACGAAGCCTCGACCAGCGTCGATTCCCTGCGCGGCGAAGTGGAACTGCTTGCCGCCGAAATCGACACGCTGAAAGCGGAGCGCGATGACGCGAAGAGCCAAGCCGCCAATCTCATCACCGAGCGGGATGCCGCAAAGGTGCAAGTCACCTCGATGCAATCACGCATCACCGAACTAGAAGCATCGCAAACCGACTTCGACCGCAAACTTCAACTCGAAGTCGCCCGCGTCGTCGCCTCCACCGGCACCACGATGCCCGCCCAAGTGACCCCTGCCGGAGATGCCTCCCAGGCTGCGGATCTTCACGCGCGTTTTGCCGCCATCACCGATCCCGCCGAGCAGACCGCCTTCTGGCGCAAGCTCACTCCCGAACAACAAGCCCTCATCCTCAAACACCAAGCCTGATAACACGCCATGTCCAACACCCTCACCAACGTCAAAGACATCAAGGTCGCCCAACGGGCGCTCATGCCCTTTATGTCGAACCTCTTGCCGGTCACGGCGTTCTCCACCGACTTCAGTCCGCAGCCAGCCGACAAGCTCGACACCGTGCGCGTTCCGCTTGTCGGCGCGCCCAGTGAATCGAGCGACTTCGCAGGCGATTACTCGGCCAACGCCGATTCCACGGTCACCGTGGTTCCGGTGACGCTCAACCGCCACAAATACAAGACCGTCCACGTCACCGCCAGGGAATCCGCCGAGACATCGCTCAACGCGCTCGAAGCCCTGGTGGAAGCCGCCGCCCAACAACTCGCCCAGGACGTGCTGGTGGACATCTTCAGTTGCATCACGCTCGCCAACTTCGGCGCTCCGGGCATCGCCGCGCTCGCCGCCACCGCCTTCGATTACAAGAAGGTGCTCAGCCTGCGCGAAGCCTGCGGCAATGCCAAGATGCCGCCCAACCCGCGCTCGCTGGTGCTCGATGCTGGATACTACACCAACATGCTCGCCGACGACGTGGTGGCCAAGAGTTTCAACCTGAACCTCAATGCCCCAGCCGTCACCGAAGGCATGGTCAAACGGATCGCCGGATTCAACCTGCACGAGACGACTCTTATCCCGTCGGATCACGCGGAAAAGCTCGTTGGCTTCGCGGCCCACTCCAGCGCCGTCGCGGTGGCCATGCGCTACCTCCAACCGGTGGCAGACTATCAGCAGGCCGGAGCCGTCACCGATCCCACCACGGGCATGACCTTCGGCTACCTGCGCTTCACCGACACCCGCGCCAACAAGATCTTCGTCACCCTCGAATGTCTTTACGGCTTCGCCCCGGCCAAGACCGACGCCCTCAAGCGCATCGTCAAACCATAAGCTTCTTTGGAGTTCGATTGGCATCCATCACCCTCTCTCGGGAAACCGGGAGAGGGTGTTTTGTTTGTGTGAGTCGACACGCCGACTGGTGCTCGAACGCGATCCAAACTGCCACCGAGGCATTCGTTGAAGTCCTTCGAGACGCCTGCGTGCCGGTGGAAACTCCTGATCATTCGGGGATCGTTATTTCAGAGAATGATTAACAATTATCAAGAAATGCCACGTTGGCATTGGTTTCGGCTCGACTTGGTCAACCAAAATAAGAGGATCTGCACAGCCATGAGATGCAGGCGGATTGTCCGCTGGAGTCGTCTGGAAAAGTCGTCAGTTCTCTTCCGCAGCCCTTAAGAAATCAACTTATGATAGCCCCCCAAGACAATCAGCTATCACTAATGCAGGGAAAACACACGTGCCACCCCTTGACCGACCAGCGCCCAAGGACATACCTCGGTCTGCCATTCATTGCGATGCTGGTGTTTTTCGCTCTTGTAACCTTCGCAAGAGCCGATCTCACCGACCAACAGGTCAAAGACTACGTCCGCAATACTTGGGAAATCACGGATCTTTCCGACGATGTTCTCTCAGAAGCCCTCGACACCTCATACTCCGGCATCCCTTTCAAGAGTTGGATCAAGTTCTTCATCCGCGTCCCGAGCATCGCTACCCCGCTGCGGCAAGGCGACTACCGCAAGGCGGCCAGCGAGGCGGAGAAATACGCAACTGACAAGTCGATCGACTACCTTCTAGCACAAGCCGGTCTTTCTGGCGTCAGCGCAGTCGCACAGTTGGCGACGTGGCCAATCGAAAACGCATTGCTGAATTTTCAGCAGACAGTCGCGCAGACCTCATTCAAGAAACAACTCGAACTCTATTTCCAGGTGCGGAAGTTCAATTCCTTCGAGGCTATTCGCGATCTCACCCCTTTCGATGTCCTCGAAGCAGAGGGAAACCCGGTGACGAAGGATGGCAACGGCTGGCTCTTTCGCACGCTAAGCTACCTTTACGGATCCGTCCCGGGATACACGCCCGCTCAGTTTTTCGACCATGCCGAGGCAGTCTGGCAGGCATCTCAATCAGTGGCGCTGCTTGGGGGCGATGAGCGCAACATTGCAGGGCAGTTTCGCCGAACGGCAACAGCACAGGCACCGTCAATTGTTACCGATCTAGTGAATTTGCAGATCGCAGAAGGCGATATGGCCACGTTCACGGTCGGAGCCCAAGGCAGCGAGCCGTTGAATTATGACTGGTATGTAAATAACCAACGTTACACAGGGAATAGCGCCAGTTTCTCCTTGGCCGTTCCCGGCATCTATCAGGTTGAGGTGTGGAATGATTTTGGCAAGGTAGCGAGTCGGGTGGCAACCTTGACTGTGACACCAACGCTCGGTGTTTCACTCACCGCTCCGTCTTCCGGCGCGGTCCTTCGCAACATTGCGACCGTTAACGCAAACGCCCCGGGCGCAACGAAGGTTGAGTTTTTTCTCGATGGAATCCGCCAAGCCACGGACGCGGCTTCGCCTTTTGCTTGGTCGTGGGACACCACAATGAGCACTGAAGGGACGCATCAACTGCTCGCGAAAGCCTACAACGGCACAACCCTCCTCGGAACGACCGCGGTGCGCAATGTCACCGTGGACAATGCCACTCCAGTGCCCGGCGGAGATTCCGACGACCACGAACCCAATAATACTTCGGCACAGGCAACTCCACTGACCTTCGCCGCAAGTGTGCAGGCCCGAGTCTCCTCACCGAATGACTTCGATTGGTTCAAAGTCACGGTATCCACCCCCGGCAAACTGAGTTTTAACCTCTCGGTTCCTACCGGCCTCGACTTTGACATTGAACTTTTCGGGCCTAATTCCGCGTATTTGAAAGGCTCATACGGGAATGCCGGCGAAGCGGAGAGCATTTCTCACGACGCAACGGTAGCGGGCACCTATTGGGTTCGCGTCTATGGCTACCCCGTCGGCAGTGGATCATTCAGCATCACGGATCCATACACATTGCAGGTCGGATTTGCGAATGGCGAGATCACCATCACCGGCCAACCGCAACCACTGACGATTCCATGGGGGGCGGCAGCGACTTTCTCGGTATCCGCCTCCTCTGCGGCAGACCCAAACCTCAAGTATCAGTGGCGGCGCAACGGATCGCCCATCACAGGTGCAACCGATTCAAGATACTCCACCCTCGATACCTCGATGTCCCGCGACGGAGATGATTATTCGGTCGTTGTCACCAATAGCTTTGGCACGGTGGTGTCCGATTCTGCCAATCTTGATTTGGATGACCCTCCCTCCATCAACTGGACAGGGTACGTTTCGAATAGTTGGGATGTGCCTGGCAATTGGGATTTGGATCGAGTTCCACATGGCGGAGACGTCGTGAGAATTCCCTCTGGGGGTAGTGTTACGGTAAGTAGCGGTGCGTCGGGCAATCACATTATTGTCAGAGGCACGCTCAATTGGACGAGCGGAACACTGTATGGAACGGTGACCGTCGCCAACAGTGGAGCGATCAACATTAGTGGCACCACGACCAAGGGGCTTTACGGGACGATCAACAACGGAGGCACCATCACGTGGGAAGGCACGGGCAATATCCGCGGCTATGGCTACACGTTCAATAACCTGGCAGGCGGACTG